GCAGTTATTCGCCCGATTCTTGGTCGCTAGTGGGTGCAGATTCGGGGAAGCCACCGAGATCAGGGTCAAGGACATCAACCTAAAGACAGGCGAAGTCTATGTCCAAAGGCGAGTCAGCGATCTTGGATCAAGCCATACCAGTAGGTTTCTAGTCGTAGAAGCCACAAAGTCGGGTCATAAGCGAAGCCTTATGTTAAGCAAAGCCCTACTACAAGAGATTCAGGGCTATGTCATATCAAAAGTCCTATCAAAAGATGACCTACTGTTCCCAAGAACTATCATCTTGCCAGCAGGTAAACTAAAGACTTCTCGTGGAGAAATGTCTAAGCGACCATTCGCCCAAGACGGAAAACTGTTCCAGCATGGAACTCTGTACGCCTACACACATGGGCGTTGCCGATGTGAGGCTTGTAGAGAGTCGGTGCGAAAGCACAGGCAAAAGACAAAGCCATACCAAAAGCAACAGGGCTTCATCGACCATACGAGTCACCTACCACGAGATGTATGGAGAACTATATGGAACAAGGCAATAGCCAAGTCAGGCATCGGTTGGAGTCCTAGAACCCATGATCTCAGACACGCTAACGCTACTCAACTTCTAAAAAGTGGGGTAGATGTGCATGAGGTCAAGGAACGCTTGGGGCATCAGTCGATAAAGACGACAGAGCGATACTTACATCGCCTTCGTCACAACCAGTCAAAGGCATCAGAAAGTGTCAATGACTTTTTGGAGTGATGATGAACCTAACAACAAGAGGCAAGATCGTATTCGGATCGCTATTTACGGCGATCTTCGTAGCAAGTGGGATAGTGGTACTACCACCAGCCCTCAGCCCTACGCAAGCCGAAGCACAGATCATGCAGAAGCAATACCAAGAGCGAACCCTAGCCAAGTACGAGAACGCAGACAGACTGACTAAGACACAGTTAGTTGACCTGCTACACGCCATTGGCTTCAAAGGACAAGCCTTACGCTATGCGTGGGCTATCGCTATGAAAGAATCAAGAGGAAACCCTCTCTCCCACAACGGCAACCGAGAGACAGGAGACAACTCATTCGGGTTGTTTCAGATCAACATGGTTGACTCATTGGGACAAGATCGTAGGGACAAGTTCAGTTTGGAGTACAACGCCCAACTGTTGAACCCTGTGGTGAATGCCCAAATCGCTTATTACATGAGCGATGAGGGTAAGAACTGGAAGTCATGGAAAGGCATTCACAATCCAGTAGTAAAGGATTGGCTGAAGCAGTTCCCTGAAGCCCAAGCAAAAGCACTAGCAAAAGCGAAAGCAAAAGCAATAGGACAAGCAACAGAGTAAGCAATAGGAGAAGCCCCGTCAGAAATGGCGGGGCTATCTTCGAAGTAACTCTGATCTGGCAGCCAGGTGAGTTAGTTAGTTAAAGGAGCATAAAATGGCGGTATTTCATGATCAAGACTGGGAGCGTAGCCAGTCAATGAATGTGCAGAAGGCAAAGCCATACCACAAGCAAGAGCAGATCTCAAAGCAATACCAGAAGGTCAAGAAAGTACCTACGAAGTTACCAAAGCCACACCAGAAGGGCAAGCAGTGGCATCAAGGCGAATTGCCCTTCAATGATAAGCCTTGGCGTGAGAGATCTCTTACTGATACTGAGATAGAAGAACTCTTTTGGGGCAAGTTAGTTCAGTTGGGCTGGAGAATTGAAACTTACGGAGACGAAACTGCCGATATCTGGGTGAACCACGTTACAAGAAAAAATGTTGTATTGCCTTGCCCTCACTGCAATAAAAAACTAGAGACAATAGTGTGGGAGTTTATTAACTCAACAAATGCTAAGAAGATGTCCGATGAGACCGAAGTTAAAAAAAGAATTGAAAGTCATGGTGGGTTTGTTTGCCAAGCCAAAGGCACACCAGAAGACTAAGGTAATGGAATCAAGAAAGCCCAAAGGCTATTGCGATAAGTGCGGTAGTTGGGCAATAGACAGACAACCTGTGATCTTCATGGGCGAAGAAGAACTGTGGTGCAAAGAGTGCAGATAAACAGAAAGCCCTACCAAAAGGCAGGGCTTTTGCTTTGTATTGCTAAATTATTTAGGTTGATTGTCTGTAATTAGTTTCACTTCGCAAGCATCAGTGGTGCAGTAAGCCTCACCAATAGCATCAGCAGCCATTCCAGCATAGACACCAGAGAAGTCAATCGGAAAGAGTTTCATAACTCCATCGTTCTCGTAATCTTCAGCAGTGATCTGTGTGTAAGGCATTTGAGGGTAGACATGGTTACCACTAGGCAAGAATGAGACAGTCTTAAGTTGACCATCGTACATATGCAAAGCCGTACCAATAGCCGAGGACTCTGTCTCTGGATCAAAAGAAATTGTTACTGAGACTGAGTTATCTGACCAGTAGCGTTGAGCAGTAGCAGCAAGTGCCATCTTCTCGTAGATACTTACATCCTTCTCACTTCGCTTTGCAGCAGACTTGATTGGGAAGAAGACAACCGAAGTCGTATCAGGAGACTCACTAGCAGGTTCTACTCTGTAGTTAGCAAGTTTGAATAGTGGAAGCATTGGATCGTTGTTTGCAAATCGAATTGCACGATTGAAGTACTGACCACCTACAGTCCAGTGAACTCCTGGAGATTCTCCAGCAAGGATTGAGACTGTTCCTGATGGCTTGACTGTGGTCATCTTGATTGACTCACGGATACCAAGCCACTCGGAGTAGTTGGTGTCGTATGACTTGATGGTCTTGTAGCCTTCATCCATCCACTGACGCAGAACTGGAAGTCCCTTGTTATCTGCAAAATTTGCTACACCAGATACAGATGTACCAATACGGCGGTTACGCTGCATGATTGCATTGGTCTCTTCCCAATGAGTTGGAAGGAGAGTCACAGTCTTTGCATAGAGATAGGCAAACTTTAATGTGCGCTTGAAATCATCGAGGTCTGTGTGGCGGTTCAAGTAAGTCTCAACCAAGGTACAGCACTCGTATGACTCTAGTGACTGCTCGGCGCAGGGGTTGTACCCTGCGATACGCCAGTCCTTGTTGTTGATTGGATCAGAAAGGCGACCATACTGCTTAGAGATGTCCATCCAGATCACTCCTGGCTCACCGTTTCGAGCAATGCCCTCAATGATCTTGTCTAAGTCATCTCCTACATTGACAGCCACGGAGTTGTTAGACATCCATCCATGAGTCATACGCTCTGGATACTTCTCGTAGTTCTTTAAGTTCAAGAACTCCTCATCATCAATACGACCAATGAGTAGTTCAGCAGAGCGACGGACGTTTCCAGATACAACACATACACCGATCATGTTGCCGATGTCTGCAATGTCACGACGAGTTAACTTCTGACCAGCACGATCTTTAAATAGTTCACTGATGTACTGGTGCAGTTTGATTAGCGGGTCTGCTCCTGCTGCGGTTCCACCAAAGGTACGGATTGGTTCACCCGCTGGACGGATCGCTTCGTAATTAAATACTGGAGCCTTCGTATCTGGCTTGAGGTAGGAATTGATGAGGGAGGCTGTTGCTTCGACCCAACCCTCTCTGGTGTCTGGGATGTCATAGGTAGTTTCTCCTTGTGGTGCATAGATAGTGAACTCCTTGTCTGCTCCCTTGTCATCAAAGCCAACGCCCACTCCGAGCATTGATGCCTCCATCAGGAATGCAAATGGTTTGGCTGGATCTGTCTTGACCATAGAACCAGTAGAGACGAAGGCACAGTTCTGCAATGCTGCAGAGTTACGTTGCTCATTGACTAGTGGAGTTCCCATTACCCATAGACCTCGTCCAGGCGGTGTCCACTTCAGATTCCATAAGCGATCGAATGCCTCTTTAGCCGAGGCTGCTGCCTTTGCATCAGACCATGGCAAGCGGTTCGTCTTTGCGTGATCCTTCTGTAATGAGTACATGCCATTGATGACTCGCTCACATACATCAACCCACGTCTCTTTCGTACCATCTGCCTTGAGGCGAGAATAGGTACGTAAAAAAGTTATCTCTCCAACCGAGTTTCCCGCTGCATCTTGATAACCAAACGGCGCCTTCTTTGGGCGGTATGGTCCGATGAAGTCCTCAGTAAGTTTGAAAGATAATGTTGTCATAACCCCTACCATTTCTATAAATGTCTAAATACCCCTCAGTGGGTTGCTTAGTATTGCGCTTGAGAACCTATCATGTATATGCTAACTTTGCGAAGTACTAATAGAAAAAGAAAATGGTCAACTACGGGTGAGATATGGTTCACACCCTGTTAACTGCTGTTATCAGATAAGTTAGTCTTCGATTGCTTCAGAGATAATCTTAGTTACGGTCTCTTCACGAATAGGGTTGGGGAACTCTTTAAGAGCCTGAGCACGATCTCCAAAGATTGCAGAGAGAACTCCACCAGAGGATTGACGACTTGCGGTGATCTGAATGAACTCTTTATTCTGATCCATCTCATTGACATTACCCACTAACTTAAGCAGGCGATCGATCTCTTGAGAAAGATTTGGATCTGCGTATCCTCCATTCATTTCCTCAGCAAAACGCATAAAAGCAACTCTCTGCCCCTGCATTTCAATAATTGCAGTCAGTAATGACTTGAGTTGATCCTTTGTCTTTACCTCTACTGGAAGATTAAATGCACAAGTATTTTGTGGTTTGAACGCTGGACAGTTGGATGCAACGAAGCAGGTATCGCATTGGCGAAGGGAAGTCTGCTGTGTCTGAACAACAGGAACATCTCTTAAGATGTCTTTGCCATCATCATCAGTTTCAACTACAGTCTTCATTTTGAACCCAAAGACAGGTAAGTTTGTCATCTCTTCAGGGGCTCTTTCTACTGCTCCACTACGCTCCACTTTCCCCCCATCTGCTCCACTGTTATCAGACGTGGAGAGTTCTAATCCCATCAACCCCGTCATAAACTCATCGCTGTTATCAGATAAGTTCTTGTCTTTACCACCATCAATGATGTGGAAGTTGGGGGTCTTCTTGTCCATGGATTCCTCTAGTTTCTTGTATGACCAGACAGCAACTCTAGTTGCTTCAAGGGTACTATCTTTGACAAACTCTAAATAGTCTAGTCCAGCCTTCTCTACGATGTTCTTGTAGCGAGGGCGGGCTTGGTCTTTCATCTTCTTGGGATAGCGTACTAGACGTGCTCCATCCCAGATGATCGTCTCACCTCTACGCATGGGCGATAGCCATGACAATGTGCTGGCTGTGACAAATGGTATGGATCTTAGGTTGTCTGGCTTGGCACATCCGAGGGCGTGATAGTTGACCTTGAATTGGTTGGAGTAAGTCCTTGTTACGGCGGCCAGGTTAGTTACTGACTCGATCTCGTCATGAGGTATAGCCACATTGTGGAACTTTTTTGACATCTCTGCCAACTTACTCTGTCCATACTCTTCATGCCAGATGACCCATAGTTTAGGGTCGTTACTGAAGAAGGGACGCTGCGCTTCTATCCATTCAAGGCCGAGTATTTGTGAGTCAAACTCAAGGAAGCCTTCAGCACGATCTGCATTGTTTACAAGAAACTCCTGGTAGTCAGCGGCCAAGTCAGTTAGTTCCTCACGAGATAACCCTGCCTTGTCAGCCTGTGATGCTCCTGATTCTATGTAGACCTTGGTCTCTGGATCAAAGTGCTCGCTTATAAGCCAGGTCTTAGTCTTTGGCAGACCACGTTTACGAAGACCCCAAAAGTTGAGTCCCATCGACTCAACCTTCATGCCTTCTAGCAAGGTGCGGTTAGAACCAACCTCAACCCCTGAGAAGATAAGTTTAGTCATCCCAAAACTCTAGTTCCTTAGGGTTGGCTGCTTCTTTAGATTTAGCAAGGTTGACTCTGGTTATTGAGTTTTCAATATCAGACCATTGACGAACCTTTTTAGGTGCATCAGGGCGACGCTCTACTGCAAGAAACCCTGGGTTCATAAACATAATGGCAGGAATACCTTGCTCTTCAAAAACCCATGCACACATAGAAGGATCAGCGTCCACATACATCTCAATAGGAGCACGAGAACGGCTCAGAATAAACTGGCGTTTCTTTAAGTCTTCGCCTTCTAAATGGTACGAGTAATCAATCAGATCATCATAGTTAATGATTCCGTGGGAGTTAAGCCAGTGCTCTGCATCTTCTTTCTTACGAGAGGTTCTGATAGCGACTCTGTTGTTGATATTCAGCGCATAGTAGAGCATGACTCCTGCTCTGATTGGATCGCCTGAGTCTGAACTTAATACGCCGTCTAGTGATAGTAATACGTTCACGTTAGTCCTTAATAGTGGTTTTTGAGTTGATGCCTTGCCTCGTGGATATTGTCATAATGTATTACAGGAAAAAAATGATTAGGGTGTTCTTCTGCTCCAACTGCAATTCTGTGATGCCCACCTAACACTTCTTTAGTGTCAAAATTTATAGGTATACGTGGTGCTTTAAATCCTTCATTAGCAATGTCATGAGCAAGATTATTGTATTTAAGATTGTGTTCAGCACCAGTAAGACCATCCTCATTTTCGTAATGTGTTGTTGATTCATCATATTTTCGTTCCCATAATTCACTGTTGGTTTCTGGTCGAATCTTTTTGCCTCCCCATTCCTCTGGATCTGGCTCATTTGTTGCCCTTACTTCACGATCACCAGGCCAAGGGTTTATGTGAGTTTGTATTTCTTTACCTGTCATGAACATAGGGATCTGACCTGCAGCAAGGTGTTGTCCTAAAGTGAAGTGTTTACGACGACTCATTGTGAACTCCTGTAGGTGGCTGCTCTTCGAATTAGGGTCTGTGTATCTGGCAGATCAATGCCGTACGTCTCTTCTGCCTGCTTGCTCTTGTACTCGCTCCAGTAATCGTGCATCTGTCGAAGCGCTGGTACTGTTCCATACTTCTTACCTGCTTGCCAGCGGTAGTTATACACATCTGCATACCCACCACCACCAGGGCTGAAAGCATAGCGACGACTATGATGAATGTCCTCAAATAACATAGAGCCATGCATTAGTAATTGTTGTACTCGGAACTCTGCGTTGCGACGTGCTGCATCGTTCTGTGCCCCACGTAGATCTGCTAGTGCTTGTGAGTAACGCATGACCACGTCAGATGCGCTTTGCAAATCACGCTGTGCAGCCTTCTCTCCTACTGGATTGATAGGTGCAGTTTGTTTCTCTGGAAAAACTGTCCAATCGTTATGAGTCAAGTCATAAGCAGCATACGGATTGATAGTACGAATATCTGTAGCGCCAGGATTGACGTAGAAAGTTACTTCAAATCCATTCCAGTCTTTTGTATCTGGCTGTAGTTGCTCACGGAAATCTTCGTTGAGCATCTTGCTGATCTCTGTATCGCCCAGTCCGTTGTACTCTGGATGAGCCTTACGGAACTGGATGTAGTCAACGCCGATTAAGACATCTAAGTCGCCTGGCTCACGAGCAGCAGACCACTGGTAAGAGACTGCAGAACCTGCAAGCCATACGTGTGTCCATAGATCAGGATGACGATAGGTCTCATTGAGGAAACCAAATAATTCTTGAAGAAGCCCATTACGAACCCAACCCTTTAGCATTGTTCCAGAGAACAGTTCAGGGTCTAGAGTATCTTCTGGTTGGGAGAAGTACGATGTCGGTAGAGCCTGTATGGATACAGGTCCAACATAGCGGTCTAATCCATCAGGGCGATTCATACCCTTAGTTTAGGTGCTTATTCTGCTTGACGGTTTGCTAAAGCCTCAGCAATGCGTACTTTTGCAACTTCTTCTGCTGTTGGTGGCATTAACTTAGCAAGAACAGACTTAGAGACACGGTCAGCCAGTAGTTGTGATTCGATGTCAGCAACTAACTCCTTGCAACATCCAAAAATGTCGTAAGTAGTTGCTTGTCGTGCAACTGTGTCACTGGCAGGAAACACATGGGTAGACAGTGTTCCGTCCTCGTTAATGACTACGCTAAAACCTGCTTGAATCTTATCTTCTTCCATTATTTCATTCCTAACAGTTTTTGTTTGCGGTCTGCAACGCCAATTGCTACTGGACAAAAATCGCAGAGATAGGTCTTTTGACCTGGAGTGTCTTTATATTTACCCATACCTTCTTTGATACGGTCTTTTTCAGTTTTTGGGATAAGCATGAGGTTGCTATCGTGCCAATCTGGGCAACCGTCTTTTGGTTTATTATGACGTTGATAGCACGACATAGCATCTTCTAAGAAAGTAGAACGGGACTCATAGAAGGTCTCATCGATTGCTGCTAGACCCATTGATCCACCGCCCTTTATCTGGCTGATGATCTCTCGTTTAGATTCGTTGTGCGCCCATGCACGAAGAGGCAACACAAATAACTTACCTTTGTGTGGTTCTCCTGAAGGGAATACGTGATTCTCACATGCAACAGCAAGGAGGTGGTCTAACTCTGGCTCACCATCGTATGGTGGCAATTCATCTAGAGTTTGGCAGACAAGACAGTAGAGCAACCGAAACATCGGCTCTTGGTCTTTAGGTTTTTCACCTAGAATTGGTACGTTACTCATTGTGCTCCTTGTAGTAGTCCAATTATCCTAACAGATCCTTAATCGAATTGTTTAGGCTTTCTTGACTGTTGATACTGCATCTTCTGTTCTTTATTGACTTTCTTAGATTCACCGTAGGCACGATTCTTTGACTTACCACCTATACGACGATCATTGAACAGGTTGTGTGGCTGTCTACGCTCAAACTCACCAGGATCTGGTGCGCCTAGTGTTGTTCTCATTACTAGCGACCAAACTTTCCAATTGTTGATGGCATTGGAACTGGTTTAGTACCCATTGAACCACCTAGTTTTGGTGTCATCATTTTAACAGGGGGTTTAAATCCTGAAGATCCAGATCCAAATGAACCAACTGTTGAAGGCATTGGAACTGGCTTAGTACCAAATTGTTTAGGTGAGATGTTTGACATAATTACATTCGTTCCGTGCTAATAGCACGGCCACCCTCTGCATGTACCCAACCACCACTTTGCTTTTGCTTAGGTTCAGGCTTGCTGTATTTTGCTGCATGAGCCGCATCTCCTGCTGTTCGCATTTTTGATTGGTTGCTTTCCCATGCATTTTGAGCAATTTTTTTATCTACTGCTGCTGATGCTGCTTTTCCTGCTGGACTAGATTTGTAATCATTTGCCATACTTGACATCCACTGATCTGTAGACTTCACAGGTTTTTTAGCAGGAGCAGCAGGTTTGGCTGCAGCATTCTTTCTGCGATCATTAAAGAACATGTTTAACGTCCACCATCTTTGTGTGTAGTAACTTCGTACTTACCACCTTGTTCAATAATTGCTTTTGCATGTGCTGCTGATGAAGCGCCCATAGGAGTTACTGAACCAGACCAACTACCGTCTTTTGCTTTTACGGTATGAGTAAATGATTGAGGTTTTCTGCGATCGTTAAATTCCATTATTACTTACCTGGGTTTACCTTGTTTGGATACTCAGAAGTTGCAAATCCGTAGCCATAGAATGGGTGTAGTGATTGGCGGTTTGCAATAGTTGCTGATGACTCAGTTCCTACCTCTGTATCTGGGCGAACTTTGCGGTACTTGCCGTCTGTTGCGCCTTCATCTAATCCTGCGTTCATTGAACGTGATGAGTTAACTGTCATTATGCCATCTTACCTTTCACTCGTTGAGCATTGCGTTGTGTGACACAAGAGAGGCAATGACCTCTGTTTGCCATAAATTCTACAGGGTTCATAACTACTCCACAGGTTGGACATGGAGCAGATCCATTGTAACGGGTTGCATTCTCAGCAATCTGTCGAGCCTGTAACTCCATCGATAGCATGCCGTCTCCGTCACTCATCTTTCTGTCCCTACACGCATATCGGCTCCAAATCGAAGAGGTTCTGTAATTGCATTTCCTTGAGCAGGAGTTGCTTGAGATTGATTAGAGAATTGAGCAGAGGAGATGCTGCTTCCAAGTAGAGCGGCTCTTCCCGACATTCTTGCTGCTCCTTTGGCACCTTTGGCGCCAAAACGAGCCGTTGTCATAGCACCTCTTGCAGCGCCTCGCGCTGCTACGCCTGCTGCTCCACGGAGCACCGCTCCGACTGCTACTGCTGCTACTGGAAATGGCATTAATTAGACCCCAATGCGTTACGTTCTGCTGCTTGGTAACCAGCCACTCCACCAGAGAACCAAGAGATACGAGGTTCAGTATAGTTGCGATCTACCGTTACTATGTCGTCAATTCCAGGTTGTTGTCTTTCGTATCCATAACGTTCTGGAAAGAGTTGGATCTGTGGCAGAGGTGGGCGAACCATAGCCTGGATATCTGCTCCAGGAATGTTCATCACCATAAGAGCCTGTGAAGTTAGGCGCTCTGCATTCGTTGACCATGGGCCGTTGTATTGATAGCGCTTTGCTACCTGATCAGGTTTGATCGGTGCACGCCAAGGCTTGGTGTAATCGTAAACTCCATCAAATTTTTGTGTCATCCGACTGCCCCCCTGTGAGTTACCCAAGTAGTTGCTTGTACTTGATGAGGAAGTGAGACTTCTAACTCTCCAGCAGCATGTTGATAAGCATGTACAAAGTGTTTGTAACGACCCATTGCACCTAAACCTAAATCTTCACCAGATCTTTTTGCTTTTTTTCCCATACCAATAAAAGGTTTACCTACTGCAATATCATGAGCATGACGATCAACAGTCACATGGTGAGGATTGCTAGGATCAGATATGTTATGAAAAAAGTTAGTTTCTTTAGGTCCATTAAGAACATCAGTAGGATGTTCTCCAGCAAGAATTCTTTGTGCTTTATTTAATTGAACATCAGTTTGACCTGTTGTTGTACCAGTTCTAGAAAGTTCGTGAGCCATCCTGAGGTTTGGAGCCCAACCTTTTTGAGGAGACAGTGCAGCGATAATTCCTGCACCTTTTACAACATCTCCCCTACCAAGTGTTGATGCCTCTTCATTTGCTTTGTCGTACCATTCATGTCCACCTTTTACAAACTCTGGTGAGGCTTCTTTATACTTTGCAATAATGTTTTCAACACTAGTTTTAAATTGTGATTGAGCAATGTTTTTATCCCAATTTCCAGTATGTGGGTCCACACCAAATTTAGCCATGTTAGTTCCACGTTGGTCTTAAGTAGGCAAGCATCGCCTGACGGCGTGCATTGATCTCTCCTGGTTGATTAGCCTGTGTGTTGGCCTTACCGTCATTGACGAGATGAGGAGCAGGAGTAAGATGAGTCTGTGGTGCGCTACGAGGAACCATGTATGACACTGCGCCATCTCGATTAACAAGAGTTGCTTTCATCTGACGGGCTAGACCCATGTCAGGGTTGAACTCTTCAGGCCAGTAGTACATGGATGGCTCAATGCGCTCACCCTTGTGTACACCACGCTGGTATGACTTCTGATTAACACGGTTCTTGATGCTATCCAACAAACGGTCATCACGACGTGAGCGGATAGTACCAAGGTAACCATCTGGGTATTCCGCAGATGGAACTCTTCCAACACCAATACGGAGTGAATCCATGGTGTCACGGGCTACAGGAGTACCTGCACCACCTTGATTGTTGTATCCGTTAAGACCACCAGCCCCTAGTGATTGCCAGTTCTGCGATGGTGAAAAGTTATTGTATCCGCCAGCCATAGTTACTTCTTCCTAGGAAATGCGGTATCAAATGCTGCTAATGTTTCTTTCTTTTCCTTCATCTTTGCGCCTCTACTCATCTTACGACGAGCAGCGCTTTCAGCATTCTGCTTATTTAAGTAATTAAGAGTCATCTCTGCTGCTGGGTTTGGAGTCTTTGTGCCAAACTTATCTTCAGTATTAGTAGGAAGTACTCTTCCAGATCCTGCTGCATAAATTGCAAGTTGCTTCTGCTCAATACCACGAGACAGACCTTCTGCTAATGATTTGCGTGAGGCTCGTCCACCAACACGATCAGATACATCTAGGTATGTCTTTTTACTTTCTTCATCTTGCCAAATTCCTTGGTGCACATTTGCACTTTCAGTTGGAGTGGCTGAACGAGCCCTCATCCAACCAGTAGGCATAACTTTTTCAGCCTTGCCTTTGATTGCTTCTAAATGTTCACGAACTTTACCAACATCTGCTAAACCGCCAACTGTCTCTTTGCTTCCACCCATTTCAACAGGCATGCGAGGGTCACGTGATACATAATATCCAGAACCCTTACCCTGTTTACCTGTTGCAATTTCACGTGATCCACCTAGAAGGTTTGCAAACTGAGCATCACTTAAGACAGGACGGTTATCACTCACTGGTTTCTACCTGCACCTTTATCTGATTGGGGAAGAGCAGCACCTGGTGCAGCATCATCCCAATTAAAGGTTGTTCCTCTAGTTTTGGATGAGTACGCTAAAGGTCCACCCTTACCAAGAGATTGATTACGCCACGCAGTTGCTTGTGCAGCACTACCAGTTGTTGCCTTACTTAATGACAGCGGAGGTGTGATATCTGGTTGTACTGGTTGGAACTGACTCGATGATAATGAGTCGCTCATTTTTAGTAGGTGCTATCTACGCCGCTGTTAAAGTTAGGTGCTTGGCGTCCCATAACTGAAGGAACAATTCGTGCGTTAGCCATCGTTGCTCCTGCTTCGCTATTGATTGGAGCAGGCATCTTTGCAGTGATGCGGTGTTGTGCACCCTTGTACTCAAGATTCTGACGATTTGCCTTGTTCATGATTGTTGGATCGCCAGCCTGTGTGTTCTTCTTAGGCATTAACTTTCCAGCATAAGAATCAGCACCTGGTGCGCTAAATGCACTTGCTGCACTACCCATGTATGCTCGTGCGCCTGTTGCCACGATCTGCTCTGGTGTTGGGTTATTCATTCTCTTACCTACCGATTCATGATGATTTGAAGGTGCACCCATGCGACGACGCATTGCGTGACCCATATCTGTCCAATTGGCCATTGTGACTCCTTAGTCTTGTTCCAAGGATACGTCTGTTTTAGTTGGCTGTAATAGCAAACACAATGGCGCTGATCTCACCGTCACGAGATTCAATAGTGGTAAATCCTGGAATACAGGATAGATCCATACCTCGTGGGGCTACATAGCCTCTGGCGATTGCGATTGCTTTGACTGCCTGATTTACCGCTCCTGCACCTACAGCACGAAGTTTTACTTCCTTCTTGTCGTAGATTGCGTGAGCGATTGCTGAGGCAACACTCTGAGGGTTTGAAGAGGCGCTGACACGTAGGAACGGTTCGTCAGCAGAAATAGGTGAAATTGATTCTGTCACAGTTATTAGTCCTTTGGTTCGAATTAGTGTGCGCTCCTAACCAAAGGGTAAGGCTAAAGTCGTGCTTGGTCTCGGTATTTAGGGTCCTCAATTTGTTTGGCTACTGCTTCCTCAATTTTATCAATCGCAGTTTTTCCAGCAAGCCTTCCTAGAGCGTAGGCATCTGCAGCATTGTCATCATTGAACT